GGAGTATAATGATATGGATAAAAACAAGTTTGACAAGACCAAATGTGATTTTAGTGGATATGCCACTAAAACTGGTCTTATATGCACTGATGGAAGAACTATTCTACCTGATGCATTTAAACACCAAGATGGACAAATTGTACCATTAGTATGGGGGCATATTCATGACGATCCAGATAAAGTATTAGGTCGTGTAATGCTGGAAAATCGTAAGGACGGTGTGTATTGTTACGGCCAGTTTAATGATACTGATCGGGGGGCAAATACTAAAAAATTAGTAGCCCATGGTGACATTACATCAATGTCTATATTTGCCAATCAACTTAAAGAACAAGCAAAAAAAGTTGTTAAAGGGGCTATTCGAGAAGTAAGTTTAGTATTAGCGGGATCTAATCCAGGAGCATTAATCGAGAATTGTGGATTTTCTCATGCCGATGGATCATGGGAAGAACTTGATACGGAAGCAATCATATATACAGGCCTTACGTTTTCGCATGGCGATGACGATGGAACTGAAGATGAGCCTGGTAAGAGTTTAGAACATGACGATAATGCAACAATATCGGATATATTCAATACCTTTACCGATGATCAAAAGTCTGCCGTTTATACAATGTTGGCTCATGCTAGCGGAGATAAGGGTACTACTAATGACGATGAGCCTGGTAAGAGTTTAGAACATGGGGCAAAAGGTGGGGATAAAACCGTGAAAGATATATTTGACTCATTCACGGATGATCAGAAAAAAGTAGTATATTACATGATAAGCACAGCTGTAGACGAAGCAAGTGCTGGATCAGGTTCAATGCAACAATCAAATCTAAATGACGAAGGAGATACAACTATGAAAAAAAATCTTTTTGATGGCGCAACAGGGGCAGCTTCTGAAAAAACTTTATCACACGATCAAATGGCAGAGATCATTACCGATGCTAAACGTTATGGTTCTCTAAAGGAAAGTTTTATCGCTCATGCTACGGAATACGGTTTCGATCCAATCGATATCTTGTTCCCAGATGCACAAAATGTTCAACCAGGCGGACCACAACTTATCCAACGTGATACTACTTGGGTAGATGGAGTTCTTGCTGAAACAACTCATACTCCATTTTCTAGGATCCGCACAAATGTTGCAGATATTACAGTGGAAGAGGCTAGAGCCAAGGGTTATGTAACTGGTACACTTAAGAAGGAAGAAGTTATTCCTCTTATGAAACGTACTACTACACCCACAACTGTTTACAAGAAAGAAAAGCTTGACCGTGATGACATGGTTGATATTACAGACTTTGATGTTGTTATTTGGTTAAAGGGTAATATGAGAGGTCTTCTTAATGAAGAACTTGCTCGTGCTATTCTTATCGGTGATGGTCGAGATATCTCGTCTCCTGATAAAATCAATGAGCAAAACATTCGTCCTATCGCTATGGATAATGATGCTGTATTTGTTCATCGTTCAACTGTTGCTGCTGATTTACCAGTTGATGAGATCATCGACGAATTCATTCGTCAAAGAAAGCACTACAAAGGTTCTGGCGTTCCTACTTTATACACATCAACAGATCTTCTTACAGAAATGCTTCTTATCAAAGACGGTATGAAACGTAGGATCTATGCTAATGTTACAGAGCTTGCTTCTGTATTGCGCGTTAGTAAGATTGTTGAGGTTGAGGCTATGAACGAAGCAGTTCGTATGGTTGGGGATGACGAGCACAAGATTCTTGGTATTGTTGTTAATCTTAAGGACTACACAGTTGGTGCCGATAAAGGCGGCCAAGTTGCAATGTTCGACGATTTCGATATTGATTACAATCAATATAAGTACCTAATTGAGACACGTGTTTCTGGTGCGTTAACTAAACCAAAATCTGCGCTTATCATTGAGAGACTTCCAGCAGTTGTTCCAGTAGGTTAATCAATCTTCAAAATGGAAGTGAGGTAATGAGATGGCAAAGTTTTTTGGATTAATAGGATACGTCGATACTATTGAGACTACTCCTGGAGTACATACAGAGGTTGCTACTGAACATAATTATTCTGGAGATGTTATAAAGAATACTAGACGTTTGGAGTCAGGAGAGAATCTCAATAGCAATATAACAGTAAACAATTCGATTAGTATTATTGCTGATCCTTTTGCTTATCAAAATTTTCACGCCATAAGATATGTTAAATGGATGGGGGCTTCATGGAAGGTCACTAATGTTGACGTCTTGAGGCCCCGCCTAATATTAACGATAGGAGGGGTATACAATGGAATCAAGGCTCAAACTCCAGACCCTACTTGAGGGTATAATGGGTTCTAGGAATGTATATTTTCAACCTCCATCATCAACGATGATGAACTATCCATGTATTGTTTATGGACGTAGTTCGACCGATGCAAAATATGCTAATGATATAAAATATCATCGCAAAAAACAGTATCAAGTAACTGTTATTAGTACAGATCCGGATAGTGATATGCCGGATAAGGTAGAAGATCTTCCTTTGTGTAAGAGTAGCACTCACTTTGCAAAGGATAATCTCTATCATGATGTATACATGCTTTATTATTAAAAGGAGGAAATAAATATGCCTAAACTTATTTGGGACGAAACTGGAAAAAGATTTTATGAAACTGGCGTACGTCAAGGTGTTCTGTATCCTCAGACCGCTCAAGGCACTTATCCTTTAGGTGTTGCTTGGAATGGTTTGACAGCAATAACAGAAAGTCCATCTGGAGCAGAAGCTAACCCTATTTATGCTGATGATATCAAATATCTTAACCTTGTTTCTGTTGAAGAACTTGGAGCAACAGTAGAAGCTTATACATATCCTGATGAATTTGCGGTTTGTGATGGTTCTGCTGAACTTGCTGAAGGAGTTGTCATCGGTCAACAAAAGAGACACGCTTTCGGTTTGTGTTACAGAACTGTTCTTGGCAATGATCTTGAGGAAGGCGATTATGGTTATAAACTGCACCTTATCTATGGCGCAATGGCTGCTCCATCCGAGAAAGGGTATAGCTCAATCAACGATTCACCAGAGGCAATTACTTTTAGCTGGGAGATTACAACTACTCCAGTATCAGTTCCAGGTTTCAAACCTACTGCTTCTCTAACAATCGATTCAACTAAGGTTGAGGCTGTTAAGCTTGCTGCTCTTGAAGATATTCTTTACGGAACGGCTGAAATACCAGCAAGATTACCACTTCCTGCAGAAATTGCAGAATTAATGACAGACGGTTGATAAACAAAATATTGGGGGCTCTCTAACGAGGGCTCCTCTATGTTTTAAAAATACTCTTGAAAGGAGAAACCACTATGCTTAAGAAAACTATTACTTATACCGATTACGATGGAAATCAAAGAACAGAGGATTTCTATTTCAATCTTACTAAGGCTGAAATCACAGAGATGGAATTGTCTGTTGATGGAGGTTTTGTTAAAATGATCGGTAAGATTGTAGACTCACAAGACAACAAGCGCATCGCTGAGATCTTTAAAGACCTAATAATCAAATCATATGGTGAAAAATCACCAGATGGTAAAAAGTTTATGAAGAACAAAGAGATCCAAGATTCGTTTGCTCAAACTGAAGCCTACAGTGAACTGTTCATGGAATTGGCTACAAATGCAGATGCTGCTTCAGCTTTCGTAAATGGGATAACCCCAACGATAGAGAAGAAGCACCTAAATAATATTTAATACAATAAAAGGGAATTCAAATCGACTTCCCTTTTGAAAGGGGGATCAGCATGCTAAAGATCACGATACCTAGTATCGAGCAATATGACGAAGCAAACAATTTGTTTGTAACCTCCAATGAGCAGACATTGCAAATCGAGCACTCTCTGGTCTCTCTTTCAAAATGGGAGTCGAAGTGGGAAAAACCGTTTCTATCAAGAGACGAAAAGACATTCGAGGAAACAGTAGATTACATCCGTTGTATGACCATAACACAAAATGTTGACAATGAATGTTATGCGGCAATTGATTCGGGAGTAATTAGACAGGTAAGAGATTACATAGACGCCCCAATGACTGCTACGGTGATTTCTAAGAATGAGAAGAAGTCATTTAGTAGTGAAATAATAACTGCCGAGGTTATATATTATTGGATGGTAGCAGCAACAATACCATTCGAGTGTCAGAAATGGCATTTAAATCGACTATTAACACTAATTGATGTGTGTAACATAAAGAACTCACCTAAGAAAAAGATGAGTAGAAAAGAATTGATGGCACGTAATAAAGAACTAAACGATGCTCGTAGAGCAAAACTAAATAATAAGGGGTGATAAGATGAGCAACAGTCCTTTAATTTGTTATAAACATATAAGTCCTCATAGGAATAGTCCTAGAAATCATACTATCGATACTGTGTCTATACATTGTATGGCAGGTAATGTTTCTATTGAAAGTTGCGGTAAGATATTCCAATCAAGTGAAGCAAGTAGTAATTATGGGATAGGATCCGATGGACGTATAGCTTTATATGTTGATGAAGGTGATCGTTCATGGTGTACATCATCAGCATCAAATGATAATAGGGCAATAACAATTGAAGTTGCAAATAATGGTGGAGAACCAGATTGGCCAGTAACAACAAGGGCGTATGAGTCCTTAATATTACTTCTTACAGACATTTGTCAGAGGAACAATATCAAGCAGTTGTTATGGCAAGGTAATAAAAACTTAATCGGACAAGTTAATAAGCAAAATATGACAGTTCATCGTTGGTTTGCTCAAAAGTCATGTCCTGGAAACTATTTGTATAATTTACATTACGACATAGCAAATAGGGTTAATGCAAATCTTGCACCTAAAATAGAGGAGGAAGAAGATATGGATGGAGAGACTATTTTCAATAGATTGACTGAGTACTTAACCAGTTTGCCAACATCAGATTTTGCCTGGGAATCTAGTCAAAAAGGCGTGGCTAGTGGTATATTTTCTGACGGTGATACAGACGGCCTTGTGGATGATCCAAAGGGACTATTAACAAGAGAACAATTAGCTGTTATATTAAACAGACTAAAACTTCTTGGATAATAAGTCGTATATAGATAAGGAGGAAACAATATGCCAAAACTTGTTTGGGGAGAGGCCGGAAAGAGATTTTTTGAGACCGGTATACGCCAGGGAGTTCTATATCCTCAGGATATTAACGGAAATTACCCTATAGGAGTAGCATGGAACGGTTTAACAGCAGTGACTGAGAGCCCTTCTGGCGCAGAAGCAAGTCCCTTGTATGCTAACGATATCAAGTACGTAAACTTAATATCTGTCGAGGAACTTGGATTGACTATTGAGGCATATTCCTATCCTGACGAATTCGCTATTTGCGACGGAACTAAATTATTAGCTTCTGGAGTAGCAATAAAACAACAGAAGAGAAAAGCTTTCGGTATGTGTTATAGAACATCGATTGGCAATGATGTCAATGGAGGAGATCACGGATACAAACTACATCTTATATATGGTGCGATGGTATCTCCATCTGAAACAGGATATAGTTCCGTTAATGATTCTCCAGAAGCAATTACATATTCTTGGGAAGCGACAACAACTCCAGTAGTTGCAGCTGGATTTAAACCCGCATCGTCAATAACAATAGATTCTACAAAAATAAACCCTGTAAAACTAGCATATCTCGAAGATATTCTATATGGCGCATATACCGATCCATTTTTACCTCTTCCTAATGAGGTAGCAGACATGCTTTCTTTTGTGGCTACATATTCAATCACTGACCTTATAGTTGGCATATCATGCGAGTTCAGAGTGCAACTACTACAACCATTATTATCTCTATCTAGATATGCGATACTTATAGATGGGGAATATCTTGTACGTGGGTTACCAGTCGCACAGGAGTATAGGACAATACCTATAACTTTTGATTCGGATAGAGTATCAATTGCTTTTTACGACGAGAGAACGTATAACAATCCAGGAGTTATACCAACAGTAATAACAGATCTTAAATTTAGGGCCCTAACGGACACTGGTAGTGTAGGGACATTACAAATACAAAAATAGAAGGAGGCATAATATGTCTACACCAAATACAAACAAAAAAAGAGTCATAGCTGCTCTAAGTACCATAGCTATAGCAGGATCAATCGGAATAGGCGGAATGTTATTGAATAATACCCCTCAGGATAAATTAGATCTATTACCAATAAACCCAGTGGAATCGGTGATAACTTCGCCTATCCCTATGCCAACGTCAACACCTGTTGCTAAACCAAGCACCTCGCCAAAGGTTAGTGTGGTACCTAGTAAGACGCCACTGCCTACAAAGACGCCAAAAGCAGTTATTGAGGTAGTTGAGGTTAAACCCCCAGAAACACTTGAAGTCGTAGTGGTTCCGCCAGCCAAAGTCGATACACTTACTCAATTTGGTATATCTGGTAAATATGTGACAACGGCCAAGTACGCAATAACCAAACTTGATAGTAGTAGATCAGAATTTAGTGTTGATATTCCAGAAACATTGAGTGCGGATATGTTTGAATTATATCTTAACTATCAATATATAGATAAACAATTATTACCACTTGGTAAAGTAATAGGTCCACCTTTAATATTTACTGATATAAAATCATTAGAAGTACGCATAATCAAACTTGAACAAGTAATAGGAATAGGTAAGTTTGAGGATGGCGTACTAATGATATATCTTAAGGATGGTGTAAGTCATGAATAAAAGAATTCAAAAAAACATAAGTTCTATTCTAGTAGTTAATCTATTAGCCATACTTATATGCATAAATACATTTGCTCTTGGCGCCATGACCATGAATGTTAAACTGTATGAAGGTGGTCGAATTGACATAACAGGGGTTATTTCAAGTGGATCTGGAAAACAGATAACGTTATTAGTTTCAAAAAGCGGTGTTCCAGTGACGGGGCCAACTATAATTTTCATAGATCAACAGGCAAGCACTACAAATGGAACTTACTTATTTAGGTTTACGGTTCCAGCAGCACAAAAAGAGCAGACATTAGATTTTAAATTAGGTAGTGCTGATGCGTCTGGAGTATCTAAGACTCTTACAATACCAGACTTTCCTATAAACATAAATTCCGTAGAGAACAATAGTGTTCGAGTAGGTCTTGATGTATATCAGATGCAAAGTTCATATTATGTAGCCAACAACATAGTAAATTCATTGAAACAAGGTGGGAATACTATATATTATAAGATTGGCGATAGATGGTACGACTTATTAAGTCCGAATGCGAGATCTTCCGCGTGGTTAATACCAGTTAATGCTGTAGATACAACTACCGTAAGTGCATGGTTGCTTGATATGTGGTATCCTCGTGGAGGATTTGCTACTATGAAATTTGATCCATTACCACTTTAAATAATGTCAAAATAGGAGGTCTAATCATGATTGCTATCAGTCATAGAGGTAGTTTCAGTAATACCGAGAAACTTCTTAAACAAGCATCTAATGTCAATTACTTACGAATCTTGAATAAATACGGTCAAGAAGGTGTTTCTGCACTTGCGTCTGCTACTCCCTCAGATTCTGGATTAACTTCCTCGTCATGGGGATACGAGATTAAGACGTTTAGAAACTCGTTTGTAATTAATTGGACCAATTCACATATTGTGGATGGCGTACCAATAGCAATCATATTACAATATGGACATGGAACTAGAAATGGTGGATATGTTCAAGGACGTGACTATATAAACCCCGTGATGAAACCTATATTTGACAGAATAGCTGAAGAGGCATGGAGGGAGGTAACTAAAGCATGAGCGGTATTGAAAAACGCGTTGTCGATATGCAGTTTAATAATAAACAATTTGAGAATAATGTACAGACAAGTATATCATCACTCGATCGGTTGAAAAAAGGTTTAAACTTAGATGAATCAGCAAAAAGTTTGGCCAATCTTGATAAGGCTGGAAAAGCATTCTCCCTAGAAGGAATAGCTAAAGGAGTAGATGCTATTGCTAATAGATTTACAGTTCTTGGTATTGTTGGAGTTACCGCTTTACAGAACATAACCAACTCAGCTATTAATACTGGAAAGAATATGCTATCTGCACTTACTGTAGACCCTCTAAAACAAGGACTTCAAGAATATGAAACACAAATAAATGCAGTTCAAACAATATTGGCCAATACCGCTAGTAAAGGGACAAACCTAAATCAAGTAAATGCTGCGTTGGATGAATTGAACACGTATGCCGATAAGACAATCTATAACTTTACTGAGATGACCCGTAATATTGGTACTTTCACTGCCGCAGGCGTTGAGTTGAAGACTTCAGTTTCTGCGATTAAAGGTATTGCTAATTTGGCGGCTGTATCAGGGTCAAACGCAGAACAAGCAAGTACAGCAATGTATCAACTTTCTCAAGCAATGGCTTCAGGGACCGTTAAACTTATGGATTGGAATTCTGTTGTTAATGCTGGAATGGGTGGTCAGGTCTTCCAAGATTCCTTGAAAGAAACAGCCCGTTTACATAAAGTTAACATTGATGGAATGATTAAGAAAGAAGGATCGTTCAGGGAAACCCTACAAAGTGGATGGTTAACTACTAATATTCTAACAGAAACCTTGGCTAAGTTTACAGGCGAATTAAGCGCAAGTCAACTAAAAGCCATGGGATACACAGCAAAACAAGTCGACGAGATAATTAAACTTGGTCAAATGGCAAATGATGCTGCTACTAAAGTTAAAACACTAACTCAACTGTTTGATACGTTGAGAGAAGCCCTACAATCTGGGTGGGCTCAAAGTTGGAGAATTATAGTCGGTGATTTTGGAGAAGCTAAAGATCTATTTACTGAGATAAGCGATATCTTCGGCGGAATGATCAATGAATCATCAAAGGCTCGTAATCAGGTATTATCATCTGGTCTATCTAGTGGATGGAATCAACTCCTAAACCAAGGCATTCCAGACGAGGAAGGTTATAAAGCGGCTATTAATAAAATAACTAAAGCCCATGGTAAAAGTTTAGACGAAATGATGGCTGCTGAGAAGCTTCTTGCTATCGCTGATGGAAAGACCATAGACGATAGAGAAGCTTTTATCAAAGTAATGAAGAGTGGAAAAATAAGTACTGAGGATTTAGAAAAATCGGTGAGCGAACTTGCTAATAAGACCAGAGGTCTATCTGCTGACAAACTTAAAGATCTTGGATACACGAAAGATCAGATAACGGCATTGGAAAATTTAGACGCAGGTCTACAATTAGGGGGAAAATCCTTAAGCGAGTTTAGAGATAAGATGCTGTTGCCCTCTGGTAGGGAAAATCTCATACAAGCTCTTAGGAATTCATTCGAAGGTATTATGAGTGTCATAAAACCAGTTAAGGATGCCTTTACTGAGATATTTCCTCCTGCTACTGGAGAACAACTATACGCACTTACAGAACGTATAAAAGAGTTGACCGCAAACTTCAAAATAGGAGACGAAACAGCAGCAAAGATAAAATCAACATTCAAAGGAGTATTTGCTGTTGCAGATATTGGCATACAAATAATCAAAGGATTCGCTTCCGGCGTAATGAATCTAATATCATATTTCAGTCCTGTTGGTACTGGTTTACTTGATGTTACATCGTCTATTGGTAACTTCCTTACATATATGGACAATGTCATAAAGAGTACTAATTTCTTTGGTATAGCATTTAATGGAATTGCCAATGGGATAAAATTTGTTGCAGACGTTGTTAAGAATTCCACTCTTGCTATAAGACAAGCATTTTCGGGATTGGGCAATGTAGATCTTCATTTGTTTGATGGTTTAGTGATTGTTGCAGGTATGATAGGAAAAGCTTTCTCTGCAATAAAGAATGCAGTAGGTAAATCTTTAGACGATCTTGGATTCAATTCATTACTTGACGTCGTTAATGGCGGGCTAATGGCTGCACTTCTTTTAGGTCTCAAAAAGTTCATGGGTATATTATACGATTTCGCTAAAAATGGCCCAGGATGGCTTGGTGGTATAAAGGATCTTCTAGATGGAGTTAAGGGTAGTCTTAAAGCTTTTGAAAATGATCTTAAAGCTGGTACATTGCTAAAGATTGCAGGAGCTATTGGTATATTAGCGCTTAGTTTATTAGTATTATCAACTATAGATCCTGTAAAATTGACATCGTCTCTAGCGGCAATAACCGTAATGTTTGTTGAGTTATTTGGTTCTATGGCCATATTTGAAAAGATTGCTGGTAGTAGCGGATTCAAATCAATGGGTAAGGTAGCAAGGGCTATGATTGGCTTATCTACTGCAGTTCTAATATTGGCATTTGCTATGAAGACTATTAGTAGCCTAGATTGGAATGGTATAGCAAAAGGTCTTACTGCTATCGGGATATTAATGACCGAATTAGTTGTTGTATCATTGATTCTAGATAAGAATTCAGCTAAGATGGTAAAGGGTTCTGTTGGATTAATTTTATTTGCCACATCG